AAGATTCAAAGTATCTTGGACTCCCAATAGAGGATTAAGTAATAAAAAAATAAAAAAGCATGGAATTTATTTTCCTGTTAACGAACATATAGGAGCATTTGGGTGTGACTCTTATGATATATCTGGAACTGTTGGAGGAGGCGGATCTAATGGAGCTTTGCATGGCTTAACTAAATTTAATATGGAAGAAGCTCCAAGTAATGAGTTTTTTTTAGAGTATGTTGCTAGACCTCAAACAGCAGAGATATTTTTTGAAGAAGTATTGATGGCTTGTATTTTTTATAGTATGCCTATACTTGTAGAGAATAACAAACCAAGGTTATTGTATCATTTTAAAAATAGAGGGTATAGAGGTTTTAGCATGAATAGGCCAGACAAACATTATAATAAATTATCAAAGACAGAAAAAGAATTAGGAGGAATACCTAATACCTCTGAAGACGTAAAGCAATCACACGCAGCAGCCATTGAGTCGTATATAGAAAAGCATGTAGGTATAGATTTAGATGGACAGCATAGAGCTGGAGATGAGATGGGAAGCATGTATTTTACTAGAACCTTAGAGGACTGGGCTAGATTTGACATTAGTGCTAGAACTAAGTTTGATGCTAGTATTAGTTCAGGGCTTGCAATTATGGCAAATCAAAAGAATGTATATCTTCCTGAGAAAAAACAATCAAAAATAAGTCTTAACTTTGCACAGTATAATAATAAAGGAACATTAAGTGAATTAATTAGATGAAAGAGGTAAACATAAACATTTCATCTGTAGGATTCCCTAGTCAGTTTGTATCTGATGCTGAAAAAGCAACCGATGAGTTTGGGTTACAAATAGGGCAGGCTATTCAATATGAATGGTTTCGTAAAGATTCTAACGGATGTCGATATTATAGTCAGTGGAGGGACTTTAACAGATTACGCCTTTACGCAAGAGGTGAACAATCCATAGCAAAATATAAAAATGAATTAGCCGTAGATGGTGATTTATCTTACTTAAATTTAGACTGGACTCCAGTTCCTATTATTCCAAAGTTTGTAGATATTGTGGTTAATGGGATGTCTGACAGATTATTTAAAGTAAAAGCTTATGCTCAAGATGCTTTGTCTCAATCTAAAAGAAGTAAGTATCAAGAAATGATAGAGGGTCAAATGGCCGCTAAAGATGTTCTTGAAATAGTTCAAAAAAATACAGGGTTTGATCCGTTTATTATGAATCCTGATGAATTACCAGCGAGTGACGAAGAGTTGTCGTTGTATATGAATTTAAATTATAAACCAGCTATAGAAATTGCTGAAGAAGAAGCAATTGATACAATGTTTGCTGAGAATCATTATAATGATATTCGTAAGCGTTTAGATTACGATATGATGGTGACGGGTATGGCTGTAGCAAAACATGAGTTTTTACCAGGCTCTGGGGTTAACGTATCTTACGTAGATCCTGCAAACGTGGTTTATAGTTACACAGAAGATCCTCATTTTAAGGATTGTTTTTATTGGGGGGAAATTAAAACTGTTCCTATTTCTGAATTAATAAAGATTGATCCTACATTAACTAATGATGATTTAGAAAAAATATCAAAATACAGCCAGAGCTGGTATGATTATTTTAATGTTGCTCAGTTTTATGAGAATGATATATTCTATCGTGATACTTGTACATTAATGTATTTTAATTACAAGACTACAAAGAAGATGGTTTATAAGAAAAAGACTAATGAGAACGGAAATATTAAGATGATTGAAAAGGATGATACTTTTAATCCACCGGATGAAATGATAGAAGAAGGTAATTTTGAAAAAGTAGAAAAGACAATTGATGTTTGGTATGACGGCGTTATGGTTATGGGAACAAACATAGTCTTAAAGTGGGAGCTTGCTAAAAACATGGTAAGACCTAAGTCTTCATCTCAACATGCAATACCTAATTATGTGGCTGTAGCTCCAAGAATGTATAAAGGAGTTATTGAATCTTTAGTAAGAAGAATGATACCTTATGCTGATTTAATTCAGATGACTCATTTAAAACTACAACAGGTTATAGCTAGAACAGTTCCTGATGGAGTTTATATAGATGCAGATGGTTTAAACGAAGTTGATTTAGGTACAGGTTCTGCTTATAATCCTGAAGATGCATTAAGACTTTATTTTCAAACAGGTTCTGTAATAGGAAGAAGTTATACACAAGAAGGTGATTATAATCAAGGTAAAATTCCTATACAACAGCTTACAAGCAATTCAGGAGCTTCTAAGGCGCAAATGCTTATAGGTAATCTTAACCATTACCTAGATATGATTCGAGCTGTAACAGGCTTAAATGAAGCGAGAGACGGTACAATTGCCAACTCTGATGCTTTAGTTGGAGTTCAAAAGCTTGCAGCATTAAGTTCTAATACCGCTACTCGTCATATATTAGACGGAAGTCTTTATATATATAGAACGTTAGCTGAAGCTTTAACTTACAGGGTAGCGGATATTTTAGAATACGCAGATTTTAAAGATGACTTTATAAATAAAATAGGAAAATATAATGTTAGTATACTTGGAGATATATCTGATCTATATATATATGACTTTGGAATCTTTATTGAGTTGTCTCCAGATGAAGAGCAGAAAGCAATGCTTGAGCAAAATATTCAAATGGCATTATCAAAGGGTGATATTAATTTGGAAGACGCTATTGACATACGTGAAATAAAAAATCTTAAACTTGCAAACCAACTTCTTAAAGTAAAGCGTAAAGCAAAACAAGAACAAGATCAGCAAATGGAAATGCAAAAGCAAGCTATGATTACACAGCAACAATTAAAATCTCAAGAGTTAGCTGCTCAAGTAGCTATGCAAAAAATACAAGCTGAAACTCAAGCTAAAATGCAATATAGACAAGCTGACGTAGCTTTTGAAATTGAAAAACAAAAAGCAGAAGCTCAACTTAAAGCTCAGTTAATGGAACAAGAGTTTCAATACAATCTACAGCTACAAGGTATGACTCAAGCTCAATTATCACAAAGAGAATCTGAAAAAGAAAAAGCAAAAAGCGAAAGAATAAGTCAACAAAACACAGAGCAATCTAAATTAATTACTCAAAGAAAAAATAATTTACCTCCTCAGAATTTTGAATCTAACGAGGATACTTTAGATGGTTTTGATTTAGCAGAGTTTGAACCAAGATAATGTGTTTAAATTTTGCGTAACTTTGCAACTAAATTAAATTAAATCAAATGGATATTAAAGTAAGAGAAGTAACGGCTGAAGAAAAGTCGTCTCAACAAATAGAACAAGAACTCCTTGATAAGCATGAGGAGAAAACTCAGTCACAAACTGAGCAAGTCGAAACAACTGAAGTAAAGGTTGAAGAACAGCCACAGCAAGAAGTTGAAGTAAAAGAAGAAACAGAAAATGTACAGGAGGAGAAACCTGTAGAAGAAGTTGTTGAACAACAACCTCCACAGACACAGACTCCACCTGAATTAAATGAAGATGAAGTTCTTTCATATATTGGAAAAAGATATGGTAAGGAAATCAATTCAATTGATGAGTTGGTTAGTGAACGTGAAGAAAGCGAACCGCTTCCTGAAGACGTTGCTGCTTACCTAAAGTATAAAAAAGAAACTGGACGTGGATTTAATGACTTTGCAAAACTGCAAAGAGATTACACTGATTTAAGTCCAGATGCTTTGCTACGTGAATATTATTCTATAACTGAAGAAGGTTTAGATTCTGAAGATATAGATTTATTGATGGAAGATTTTGTTTATGACGAAGATGTTCATGAACCAACTGAAATTAAAAAAATAAAACTAGCAAAGAAAAAAGAAATTGCCAAAGCAAAAAAGTTTCTCAAACAACAGCAGGAACAATACAAACAGCCCCTTGAGTCAAGGGAAAGTTCTGCCACTGCTAATAATGATGAACTCATAGAATACAGGCAATATCTTGAGGTAGCTAAAACTCAAGAGGAGCAAGCAAGCCACAAAAGACAATGGTTTGCTAAAAAAAGCGATGAAGTGTTTAACACCGAATTTAAAGGTTTTAAGTTCAAAATAGGTGAAGATCAAGTCGTTTACACTCCAGGCAGTGCTTCTGAACTCAAAAAAGCTCAAGAAACTCCACTTAATTTTGTAAATAAATTTTTGGATTCTAATGGGTATTTAAAAGACGCAGAAGGTTATCACCGTTCTTTAGCAATTGCAATGAATCCTGAAAAGTTTGCTCAGTTCTTTTACGAACAAGGCAAATCACAGGCAACAGATGATGTTATACGTAAAACAAAAAATATAAATATGAGTGAGCGTAGTGCACCAGAGGTTTCTGTAAAATCAGGTTTTCAAGTGAAAGCAGTTTCTCAGCCTTCGAGCAAAGGACTGCGAATTAAGAGTATAAAAAAAACGTAATAATAATTTAAAATAATATAACATGGCAGGACAAGTAAAAGCAACGCCAACATTCGCGTTGACTCCGAGTTCAGAAAGAACTCCAACAGCCCAAAACTATATTGTAAATTTTGATTTCTTAAATCAGTATCTTCCTGATACGTATGAAAAAGAATTTGAAAGATACGGTAATAGAACGATTTCTTCATTCTTAAGAATGGTAGGAGCGGAAATGCCTACAAACTCAGACCTTATCAAATGGGCTGAACAAGGTAGGTTACACACGAAATATACACAAGTTGGTACAGCTGCAATATTAAATGCTGACCAAGCTGTATTTCAAGTAAACGATGCAATTGACCCAGCAACTGCTGAACAAGTTATCAGAGTAGGACAAACTATTGTAGTTGTTCAAAATGATGGTTCAGGTATGAACAAAGCAGTAGTAAGCGCAGTAAACAATGCCGGTGGTGGTAAAGGACAGTTCACAGCTGACTTTTATGAAGCAGGTGGTTTAGTGACTGCAGGTACTGGTGTTGGTAATTCAGACGTTACAGTATTTATTTACGGTTCAGAATTTAAAAAAGGAACAGCAGGTATGGTAGGTTCATTAGAAGCTAATGACTTTATCTTCGATAACAAACCAATCATTATTAAAGATACGTATAACGTAGCTGGTTCTGATATGGCTCAAATCGGATGGGTAGAAGTTACTACTGAAGATGGTGCTACTGGTTACCTTTGGTACTTAAAATCTGAGCACGAAACAAGATTAAGATTCGATGACTATTTAGAAACAGCTATGATTGAAGCTGTACCTGCAGAGCAAAACTCTGGAGCTGCTGCAATCTTAGGAAGCGCAGGTGGTGCTGCTAACCCAGGTGCTGGGTCAGACGGTATTTTCTATGCAGTTTCTCAAAGAGGAAACATCTGGGACGGTGGTAATCCAACTACCTTAGCAGACTTCGATTCAATCATTAGTAGATTAGACAAACAAGGAGCTATTGAAGAAAATGTAATTTTCGCAAACAGACAATTCATTTTTGATATGGACGATATGTTAGCTGCTCAAAACTCTTACGGAGCGGGTGGTACTTCTTACGGTCTATTTGACAATGACGAAGAAATGGCATTGAACTTAGGATTCTCTGGATTCAGAAGAGGATACGATTTCTATAAGACTGATTGGAAATATTTAAACGACCCTACAATGAGAGGTGGTTTACCATCAGGTGCAGGTTCAGGTAAAATCAATGGACTATTAGTTCCAGCTGGTTCTACAAGTGTTTATGACCAAATTCTTGGTAAAAACGCTAAGAGACCTTTCTTACATGTTAGATATAGAGCTTCAGAAACTGAAGACAGAAGATATAAGACTTGGATTACTGGTTCTGCTGGTGGTGCTGCAACGTCAGATATCGATAACATGCAAGTAAACTTCTTGTCTGAGAGAGCTGTATGTACTTTAGGTGCAAACAACTTCTTCTTATTTCAAGACTAATACTTAATTACAAGGGGTACAGCAATGTGCCCCTTTTTTAAATTTTAAATTAAATTAAATCAAATGAAAAAAGAAAAAACAAGTCCTAATATAGACACAGTTAAAATTACTCCTAAAAAATCTACACCAAAGTTCGTAGATAAACAATATAAACTTACAAGAGAAACAGCTCCCTTATCTTTGATATTAGCATCAAGGCATACAACAAGGTTTCCGCTGTTACACTTTGATGAGGACACAGGTCTCAATAGGCCTCTTAGATATGCAAGAAACCAAAACTCACCATTTCAAGATGAGCAAGATGATAACGCTATTGTTGAGCCAATTGTATTTGAAGATGGATTCTTACACGTACCAAAGAACAATCAAGTGTTACAAAAATTTATGGATTTACATCCTGGTAAAGGCAGAATATTTATAGAAGTTAATAAAGCAAAAGAGGCTGCTGAATTAGTTGAAGATTTAAACTTAGAAGTCGATGCTTTAATCGAAGCAAGACAGCTTACGGTTGATCAAGTAGAGAATGTAGCTAGAGTTTTATTTCAGAATGATGTATCAAAAGTTACAACAGCTGAATTAAGAAGAGATATATTAATATTTGCAAAACAAAACCCTGGTGGTTTTATGAATTTATTAAAAGACCCAGCTCTTAAATTTAATGCTGATATTCAAAACATTTTAGATAAAAATCTAATACAGTTAAGAAATAATAAGAAAGAGGTGTGGTTTAACACAGATTCAAATAAAAAGAAAATGTGTAATATACCATACGGTGAAGACCCTTTATTTATAATAGGTTCTTACTTTCAAAGTGATGATGGTTTAGAGTCTTTTAAACATTTAAAAGCGTTAGCAAAAAATTCGTAACTTTGTGCTTTAAGTTTAACTATTAATTTTTTTACAATGACAAAATTTTTAAATATTCCAGTAACTAATGAGCAATACCAATTGGTAGCTATTAGTGATATTGTGTTAATAGAGCAAGCATCTACTACTACAGTAACAATTGCTTATGGTGGTGGAAAAGTAACTACGATTACTCATGCAACAGCAGGTGCAGGAGATGAAACGCAAAGAGATGCAATTCAAGATGCAGTAGTAGCAGCATTAACTACTTCATGGACAAACCCATCGTATAATGTAGATAACCTACCTTATGCAGTAAGTGGAATTGCAGTCGCATAAAAGATTTAATCCTTCCTTTACTATCGACAGCGAGAAAGCACCTAATTCCTAGGTGCTTTTTTATTTTATGTATCTTTGTAAAAAGATTTTCAAATGATAAATTCTGTAAGAAATACTGTCCTTGCTATTATCAATAAAAATAACTACGGATATATATCTCCGGGTGATTTTAACTTGTTTGCAAAACAAGCTCAATTAGATATATTTGATGAATACTTTACAAATTATAATCAACAAATAAACGAAGAAAACGCAAGAGTTTCAGGAACTGGTTATGCGGATATAAAGCTTGGTTATGAAGAAGTTATTGATAGTTTTGCAATTACAAAAACTTTAACTCAAAATTTAAATAACATATATAACTTGCCTAGTCAATCGACTACTGGTGATGATTATTATTTAATAAACAAAATATTATGTTATAACGCAGGGGTTTTAAAAGGTGAGGCTGAAAAAGTAAGTAACAATAAAATAGATTTATTAAACAAATCTGTTTTGACTTCTCCTTCTGACCAATATCCAGCTTATACACAAAAAGGAAATACTGTTACAATATATCCTAATACTTTTAATGGAGCTTTAGATATACAAGCAACATATATAAGATACCCTTTTGATCCTAAATGGACATACGTTACATTATTAAATGGTGAACCTTTGTTTGACCAAACTCAAACAGATTATCAAGATTTTGAATTACCTATTGATGATTCTAATAATTTAGTAGCAAGAATTTTACAATACGCTGGCATATCTATAAGA